GTGCCCACATCGCCCTCGCGCTGACGCGCAAGAATTGCTTTGCCGCTTCTCTCATTGGAACCCATGCCCAAAGAAGCGTTGTATTGGCCGGTTGTGGACTTAATGTCCTCCGATGCGCCCGCTTTGGCTTGCAGCAGGCCGCTGGAGGCCATCGGTGGCTGTGCCCTAGCTGGCAGTGGCAAGACAGCGCCTTGGCCGTCTGTGACGTCTGGGTTGACCTCCAGATACGGCCAGTTGGTCGTATTTGCGGTCTTCCACTTGTCTTCGTAGCCCTCAAACTGACCGCCGTAGCCGATAAATGGCGCTTTGGGGGCCAAGGCCAGCATCTCAGCTTCTTGGCTGACCCAGTAGTTGTACATGCGCTGGGCATCCTTGGCGTTACGCACCAAGCCCGACACATACAACCGGCCATCGACTTCAAATTCGTTGCCAACGATGCGGATCACGGGGATGTATTTGCCCGCCCAATCGCGTTTCGCAAGGATTTCGTAGCCGTTAATCTTGCAGTACTTGACCTTTTGGCGGTCAGCCTCGCGGCTGCGCTTGGGCTTGCCGTAAATAGCTTTTAGCTGCTTGTCCTCGGGTGTGCCCTCAAAAGCGGTAATGTTGCCAGGGTACAGGTTCAGCGTAGTGCGGTCGTAGTCAATGTAGTAGTAGTCCGCAACGCGGATCGTGTCTTCGTTGAGCCAGTTGCTGATCGACTGGTCGCCCACACCCAAAGATTGCAAAGTTGTAATGGGCGCTGCGTCTGGGTACTGACGCTCGTACTCTGCACGGGTCAGGTCTTCGGTGATGAAACAATACTTAGCGTCCGCGCCAGTCGGGTCTTGGATCATCGGATCCATGTAGACCGAGAACGAGTTGCGGATGCGGCCAATCTTGATGTCTTGGTCAAAGGTGTTGTCGTCACAGTACTCTGTGAGCAAACGCAAGTAGCCTTCGCCGTAGGACACTTGGTTTTCGCAGGCCGTGTCGTAGGCCACGTCAGCGTCTGAGATGTATTCGATGTGCCGGATCATGCCGTTGAAAATGTCGGCGACTTCCACGTCAGCGTTGTCGTCCACGGGGATGACCTTGGCGCCTGGGCGGTTCTGCCGCTGGTCGTTTGTCACCTGACGCACATGCTGCGGCAGTTTGTTGATTGTCAGGCAGGGCCGTGCGTTGATCGTCTGGCCCTGCACCGCGCCGCGAGTCGCCAGCACATCGGCAGGCCACTGCCAGTGGTTGTCGGGCGAGCCGGCGTAAAACTTCAGGTCGTCTACTTCATCTTCACGCGACTCAGACAGAGCCGATACGGCCATGTCCAAACGTGAACGTGCTGTTGCCAACACATCCGCATCGCTTTTGTCTTTGGCTGAACCACCAACAGCAACGGCTGCGGCGGCGACTATGCCTGTTGGGTCTGCCATTATTTTATGCCTTTTGGTGCTACACTACGCAATAACAACATGCATTGGAGTAGCGTATGCCTAATTATGGACGCCCCACCGGCGTCAACAAAATTTGCGATTGCTGTGGGGCTAGCTATTACGTCCCGCCGTACAGGGCTAAAAAAGCAAAATATTGTTCCCGATCGTGCTTGGCAAAAGTACATCTTGAACAATTTTCGCATCTTCGTTTTCAGCCCACTAATAAGCCTAAACACACTTACAAGACTGTCACTATAGACGGAAAACAAGTGCGCGTCCACCGGCATTTGATGTCGCAACATTTGGGCCGAAAGTTGGAGTCTTGGGAACATGTTCACCACATCAACGGTAATTCGCATGACAACCGGCTAGAAAATTTAGCCGTATTGTCAAATGCAGACCACCAAAAAATTGAACTTGAAGAACGCATGAGAATTATTTGGAACGACGCAAAGTAGATTTTTTTTCCGCTTCGCGTTTTACAGCATAACTTATTGCAACGGCCTGCTTCACAGGCTTGCCAGCAGCCACTTCGGCCTTGACGTTTTTGCGAAAGGCTTCGGGTGTTTTTGACTTGACAAGCGGCATAACAGTCCTTAATCGTCGCGGTTGTGAATAGTGCTAAATGTGATTTTCACAGCTTCACTCAAAGCACCACCACCACCTTTGCGGTTAGCCAATGCAATGTCAGCATAGCCTGTACCAATATCACCAACATATGCCACATATTCACCTGCGCCAGCCACGCCGCCCGATATGTTCAAGATTAACACATCATTGGTTTTAATAGTGCTATTGGTCATGCGAAAAACGACCGTTGAATTATTGCCTAGCGACGCATCGTCCATAGTAATGCGTCCAGTCGGGGTGTTCAACGTCACAGGAGTGGATTTGCTAGTCAACTGAGTTACTTCGCCAAAAGCGCATGAGCAGTAGCCCAACTCCTCAGTAGCGTACACCGTAGTGCCGCGCATGAATTTAGGGTCGGTGCGGCCAATCACGCCGCCATCAATGTCTTGATCGCGGTACGCAACGCCAATGGGTTTGCTGTCGCTCATTTATTTTTTCTTCGCGGTTTTGGCAGACTCTTTGAACGCCTTGGCAGTCGGAGCGCCAGCAGCGCCTGGTTTACGCATCTTTTCGCCGCTGCCTTCTTTGATGCGTTCGCGTTTTGCCGCGATGTTACTGTACAAGCCAGGTTTTGTTGCCATGATTAGCACTTCCATCGTTTAAGGGCTGCTTTAGCGCGTTCGCCGTCTTTGGCGTTGGCCGCTACGGCGCCCATTCTTGCACAAAATGAATCCTTGCGGCCTTGGTCTGCCTTGGTCTTGGGGTTTGGGGCTGGCGCCTTGAGGTTTGAGCCAGTCGCAGCGTTGTACTTTGCGCGCCCTTTTTCAGTTAAGCCAGCGCCCTTGGATACGGGCAGTTTTTCACCGCGTCCGACAGACAAAGAAACAGTTTTTTTCGTTGCCATCTAGCTTCCCATCCAAGATGTGTTGGCCGAAGTGTCTGAATACGTCCGGCGGGTGGTTGTGCGCGCATTGTACTCGCCCCGATGGGCCACGGGAAAGGCAAACGTCACTGCAATAGCGTCCGCAGCGTCTGGCGAGGCTAAACCGCGTGATTTCATGTCTTTTTTCGACTCCAAAAAGATTGTTCCACGTGAATCAGGCTTCATCATAGGCGAAATCAAGTCCGTCTTCAAGAACCTGTCGTTCGGAATACTGGCCGTTTTCAGCCACTCCCGCATGTCGCCCCACATTTGCGCCCGCATATTGCCATACATTATCGGGTTTTTGGACTTGTTTCCAAAATTTACGCCCTTGATCTTGTAGCGCTGCTCTTTGAGCCTGTCCACAATACCCGCCCCCAGCCCGCCCTCGTCGATGACGACCAGCGTGGGCTTGTATTCCTCAATGGCGTCGATCACATACCCCACCACGGTCATGGTGTCGTCGCCTCGGTGCCGGATGATCTTCACAATGTCGCGCCCTTGCCGCACGGCGATGACTGTAGCGTCCGCGCCGAACCGCGCCGGATCGACCCCGATCACAATCGGCGCGCTCAAGTCCTGGTACTTGACCCGCTTCATGGCCTCGTCCACCGTATTGGCGCCGATGAACTGATCATCCCCCGCGCTTGGGAACTGGCCGTACACCTCGACGTGCGCCTGGGCCGAGTCCGGCCCGTACTCGTCAATGATCTGCTGGTAGACCGCCTTGTCTGTCCCCTCGACCGTGCGGGCGTCCACCACCTTGGTGCTCCAGAAGTCGCGCTTGGAGTGAAACGTCTCGTAGAAGTACCCCGTGTTGCGGCGGGGGTTGGAGAACGCAAACCAGAACCTGTTGGGCGTGTTCTCCGTAAAGAAGCCCGCCGTCACCGCCCAGATGGCGTCATCAATACCCGAGGCCTCGTCGAAGATGACCAGCACGCCGTCCATGTTGTGCACACCCGCAAACGCGTCTGGATTCTCAGCCGACCACAGCCGGCCCTCAACACCCCAATACCGAGTGCCCTTACGCAGATCGCGCTCGACCAACTCGGTCAGCCACTTGGCCGGTTGCAGACTGGTTGCGCTGACCTCGAACCAGTGACTGTTCAGCCCCATCGCCAGCCACTTGGTAATCTCGGCCCAGGTCACCTTACGCAACTGCGACTCGCTGTTGGCCGACACAATGGTCGTTGAGCCGATCCGCGTGGACAACATCCAGATAACCAGCCATGAGACGAGGGCCGACTTGCCGATACCGCGGCCTGACGCGACCGCTTCGCGCAGGGTATCGAAGTCAATCTTGCCGCCGTTTTGCTTGATGTGGTTTGCGATGTCTTGCAACACCTCGCGTTGCCACTTGCGCGGCCCACTGAAATGCTCCAGCGGCGTGCCCTTGACGCCCCACGGGAACAACAGCATCACGAACGCCAGCGGGTTGTCCTTGATCTGGGGCGACCACAGCCGCGCCATCAACTCTTGTTCGTCTTCAGCGCTGTACTTGGTGGACTGCATCTAGTTTTGGCGTGAGGTATTCACTTGGGTTGTTCTCGATAACGTCCATGACGCGCCGCTCGGCTTCGGCCAGGGCGGCGGTGATCGAGATGCGCTGATCCACGTCGATGGTGATGGCCTGCTTGGCGACCCAGCCGTGGACGTGTTGCAGAATAGCCAGGCTGGCCTTGGCGTCCCCTTCGGCGGCGGCTTTGTGCAGTTGGCGTGAGGCTTCTATCTCGCCATCAGCCTTGCCCTTTAACGCGGCGACCTCGGCAATTGGGTCAAGCTGGCACAGTTGGCGGTACTCGGTAGGCAACATGCCCGCAGCCATAGCCAAGCTGTCGCCTTTAAGGCCCAACTTGGCAGCATCGTAGATTCGGTTTAAGCGCGCCTCTGTCGCTTCGACTTTGCGCGCCTCAAATGGAAGCGAGTAAAACATGGATTCTCCAGCCACTGGTACGTGTGCCCGAAGTATACGATTTTTTATTAAAAAAAATTTTGTTTGCAGCCCCTCCGCTACCGGCTGGCCCTGCCGCTCGGCCCTACCCCCACCCCCTAAGTTAGTGAGCACTTACTTACAGCTAGGGTATGTGAGCACTCACTTACATGTTAGTGGGCACTTACTTACAACCTGGTGAGTGAGTGCTTACTTCACATGCCGGCCGGGCGTGGACCATGTGGACATGTCCACACATGTCGGGCCAATGCATGCAGCAACATGGCCGGCACGCATTACCAGGCGCGCGCATGGCCGGGCATGCGTGGACAATGTGGACCAAGCAAAAACAAATTGTCCACATGGTCCACATGCATGCGCCGGGGTTTTCTGGCGTGGGCGAAGTGTGGACAATGTGGACCGTTTGGACCATCGTTTTAAATCCGTCGGCTATAACATTGTATACAGTTATTGTATACACTTTTATAATTTTCATATCTTCATATATACATAGTCCACATTGTCCACAAAGCCCCTTTTTCACTGGCGCGCCACGTGGACAATTTACAGCCCGCACGCAGTCCGCAAATTTGCCCACATGGTCCACAAAACCCTAATAGGGAAAGTCCTTAGTAAAATAATGCTTGACAAGTGTCAATGATTCCCTTACATTGGTTACGTTAGCAAACCAACCCGGAGAAAACGACATGATCAAAACCCTCGAAGCCTACGCGATGCAACACTACGAAGCCGGCGGGCATTGGATAGTAGAAACCTACGGCGCGGCCGATTATCAGGCCGTGCTTGACGAAGCCGGTGGCGATATCGACGGCGCAAAGGCCGCGCTCAAAAAAGCGTGGCTCTCCCTAGTAGCGCAGCAGCGCGAGTGCTATTAAACCAACCTAAGGACCGACAACATGCAACGCAACATTTTTACCCGACGCGGCCGCTTGATGCTCGCTATCGTCAACACGGCCGGCGCGCTATTTTTCGTGGCGTGCTTGCTAGTGCTTATGCTGGCCTACTTCGACGTGCTCACAAAATAAGGGGATCAACATGAAAAACTTTCTAGGTTATATCGCGTATGAGGGCCCGTCGCAAATCGACGGCGCGCCAATTGTCGTTATCGTGAACAAAATCGACGGGTCCGAAAATGCCAAAACCGGCGCCATTGTGCAGAGCTTCATTATCCGGGCCGACGTTGCGCCTACCGACGCACTGAAAACCGGCGCCGACGCTAGCATATGTGGCGCATGCGTGCACCGGCCATTGTTGGCAAAAGATAACGGCGCGGCGCCGTGCTATGTCAACGTAGGCCGTTCGGTCCGCTCGGTTTATGAAGCATACCGGCGCGGCCGCTATACAAAAGCGGACCCGGCCACGATTGCTAAGGCATTGGCCGGCAAAATTGTCAGACTTGGCACGTATGGAGACCCTGCGGCCGCGCCGGTCCGCATGTGGGCGCAAATTACCCGCTACGCGGCCGGCCGGCGCGGATATACGCACCAATGGGACCGGGCCGGCTTCGACGCGGCCGCGTGGGCGCCGTTAGCTATGGCATCGGCCGATTCGATCGACGAAGCCGCAAAAGCCAATTTATTAGGCATGCGGGTTTTCCGTGTAAGCATAGGCGTCGATAAGCAAGCCGGGGAGACAATTTGCCCGGCCAGTGCAGAGGGCGGGCGCAAAGCCACATGCGCCAAGTGCACGTTATGCGCCGGCACGTCGATACAGGCGCGCGACGTCGTTATAGCGGACCACGCTAGCGGGCACGCCCGGCGCGTTATCCGTATTGCAGCATGATAAAAATTAAAACGACGCGCCCGGTTGGCGCGCGAATCGCAGACATCGGCGCCGGCGGGCGCGAGTACAACATAAGGACCATAGACATGAATAAGCTATTTCCCACAGTCCCGGCCGGTGCACCGGTCCCGTGTTTTAACTGTAACGGGCCATTGATTGATCAATCAATGGTCCCGGAACCCGCGCCAAAACGCGGGCAGTGGCGCGCCTACTGCAAAGCGTGCGACATGTTTACATTTTTTGATAAGGGCTGATTTTCAGTGCATGCGGCCGGCAATGGCTGCATGTGCGGACAATTTGATCCGGCAACAAAGGGGAAAGCATGATTAATGAATATCGAATCGATCAATTGACAAACGATCAATTGCGCCGTTATTGCGATCGACGGCCTAATTTAACTTTGCAAGAATTGAGCAAAGCAACGGGAAAAACAATAGCGCAACTTAAGCAAATTTTATTGGAGAAAACCGTATGATCACAATCACGCACGGGCGCGCGCGCCTTACTGTACGGCCTGAGAATGCAGAGCCGATTCGGGACCTATTGGCTAAGATAGACAAAAGCAAAGGCCGCAAAGGCGCCAAGCTCTACCGGCCAAAAGGCCAAGCCAAGCACAATAGCAATTCCAGAGACTACCCGCAATTTAACCCTGAGTGCATGCTAACCAGTGACTATATAACGGCCTACACGGCCCTGAACCATGCGCGCCTGCACCTGGTGCCCTGCAATATCGCGCCCGCGTTAAACCGGACCCCGGCCGGCTTGGACCCTGCTATCCCTGAAATTTTTGAGGAAACCATAGAATGACCTACGAAGTACAAACCCGTATGTGCACCAATTGGGAAAATGTTTGGGCGGATAGTTTGAGCGATACCTTAGTCACATTTGCCACACGTGAAGCCGCGCAAGCAGAATTGAATGATTTTTTACGTGAACTCGCTTACGCTGTGAAAGCCGGGCATTTAGAAGATTACAGCCCCGACGATTACCGAATTGTGGAGGTGGCGCCATGATCGATATGCGGGTCCCGTCCTACGGCCTAGTGCTGCAACTACTGAACGCGGCCCTTTGCGAGTTATCGCACGGGGAAACTGAGGAAGCCACGGCCACCATTGAGCAGGCGCGTTCGCTGCTGGAAAGTCTAGGGGTTGACGTATGAAAGGCGTGCCATACACAGTGCGAGGGTTAACCCTCGAATGCGAATTTGAGTTTGAAGCCGGTGAACCGTCTAACATTGATGAGCCGGGCTGGCCGGACATTTACACTTTGACCGGTGCATGGCTGAACGGCGCCAGTGTCATGCCGATCATTGACCCGGCCGTCGTTCAAGAGTTAGAAGAGCGGGCGCGGTGGCCGTAGTTCTGGCGGTGCTAGCGGCCGCATTACTCGCAATTATTCTGAAACTATAAGGGGCCCAATGGGCCCCTTTTTTATTTCACCCGGACCAGTGCGGCCGACGGTGCATCCTCCACAAGTCGGCGCAGTTCTGACTTGGGTCTGTCGGCCATGTCGGGCGCGCAGTAGATGTGCTTTTTAGTGTCGTAGTCCCGGGACTTGAGCCGGCCACAATCCACCCAGCCGGCTTCTTTGAACGCGTGCAGCAGGGCCTGCTGCGGCACTTTAACGCCTGCCGGTGCTGACCCTGCCAGTCTGTCGCAAACAGCGTGAAACGGGCTACCGATAACGCCCCGGGAGAATTCGCCCACTTTTAGGCGCATCGCTTCGACCAGGTATGACTCTGCCATGCTCAGACCATGCTCGACCAGGTTCAGCTTGAACTCGGTCATGGCGGGCGCGGCGCCCGGGTTGAACGCTGACACGTCCCGGGCATGCAGCCATGCACCTATGGCGGCGAAACCGCCCGCGGCGTACCATTTCCACATCTTGGCGGCGGCGTCCGGGGTCATCTTGGGAGCGTGCGACCATACGCAAAACCACCGGCGGTCTTGCGAATCTAGGCTGATCGGCACCTGATCGTTTGAGAACGCCAGCACGAACATACGGTTCGCCATCTGATATGGATGTAAACCCTTACGGTTGACGGACAGCATGTCGGGCGGCGCTGCAATGACCGGCTTCAGTTTGTTGGCTAGCGCGCGCCTTTCCTTGGCGTCTGGCTCTTTCAACTCGTTCAAAATTAAAATTTCAGACTCGAGAGCGTAGCCAAACTGGCTGCTCATGGTGTCGTTATCCAGCAAGCCTCGGTTCTTCAGGTGGGGGCCGCACACTGACCAGATGAACGGCGCCCACATGGTGTCTTTGCCGCTGCCCTGGTCACCGCCATGCAGCACGGCGTGGTTGATCTTGATCTCGGGGTGCTGCACCTTGAACGCCATCACATCGAAAATATGCTCTAACTCGCTGGCGTCGGGTACCAGCTTGCGGCAGTGGTCCAGCCACGGGGTGATGTCACCGGCTGCGGTTGCTGGCCGCGCATCGCGCCAGCGGTTGCCGTAGATGTCGCCGTCGCGGCTGACCAGGACCGACTCACCAGCCGCGTAGGTGATGCCGACCAACGCCTTAGCGCCCTTTTCTTGCCGGTTTTCGTCGAAGCAGACAGACGCCTCAATCTTGCGCCCGGTGTGGATCGATTTGCAACTGATGTGCCTGAACAGGGCGTTGAAGGTCTGGCGGGAGATTTCGCGGCGGTCGCGCATGTCAAAGTAGGACTCGTCGTCTTGAATGTAGGCGAAGCGGTCGTACCATTCGGCCTTTTCGACGCGGCCCAACTCTTTGCGCTCGACTTCGGCAATGCGCTCGGCTGCTTCGTCTGTGAAGACGTCGTTGGGCGTCAGCTTGGCAAGCGCGCCCTCCATCGCAGCGGTGAACAGTTCTTCACGCAGCCCGGGCGTGTGCTTGGGGCCACCATTGGCGCCGACCCATTCTAGGAAGGTGCGGGAATCCAGATCAACGCAGTGGCCGTGAAGGCAGCAGTATGCCCGATTGGCGGGCATGTAGCGCCCCTCTGGGTTGCCGTCTGAGTGCTGCTCACTGTTGGGGCAGATCACGCCAGCCCAGCCCTCTTGGTTCGGTTTGGACAGCAGCAGCCCCTGCGCTGACAGCCACGCCAGCACATCGTCTGCGCCGTCATCACTGATGCGGATGGGGCGCAGGGTCAGGCTGTCAGCAGCCGCTGGCGTCACGCCCAGAGCGGCGCATATCTCGGGCAGGCTGTAGTCGCGCTCTGGGTGGAATTCGACCAGACGGGCTTCAAAGTTATCACGCCCAGGCTTCAGGTTGACCGACCCCGGCAGTCGGAAGTTACGCACGGCATTGATGGCGCCTGGGTCTGTATAGCCAGCGTCTGCAATGGCCTTGATGGCCGCGCTGAACTCGCCCTTAGTGGGCTGCTCGTTGAAGGCGTAGCCCCATTGAAACGAGCCGGCTGATGTCTCCATGATCCAAGTCGGCGGCAGGGGCGGGGTCTTGCTCTTGGTGCCTATGTCGTCCAGCATCATCACCAAGATGTACTCGCAGTTCGCTGCGCTGGCGCTGACATGGCCGTCCTTGAAGCGCTCCACGATAAACGAAGCTGTATTGCCATACCATGACTCGCCGGCCTTGGTTCTGTGGCTGGGCAAGAACGCCGGCCAGGTGGCCTTGACAGCCCCATCGGCGTGAAAATCCAACACCCCGTCTTTTAATTTTGGTTTTTGCCTGACTATCAGCGCTGTTTCGCCCTCTGGGGCCAAAGATGCTATAAACTCGATCATGTTGTTCTCTCCTTGAAGTTGAGTTAGCCCCCGTCTAATCCACGGGGGCTTTTTTACGAATACCTTGTTGTGATCACACCTTCAGCCGCCAGCGGCAGGCCATCGGCCCATGCTGGTGGTTCGCACATGACGCGGTGCATGGCCGCGCCGATCGCCTCGGCCTGATCGGCTGGGCACTCGACAACGATCTCATCATGTACATGTAGGACGACATCATCTATTTGGCGCAGGGAATGGCGCAAGATGTCATGGGCTGCGGCCTGCGTTATATTCTCGCAAGCCAAGCCGCGCCATAGGCGGGCACGCGGCCATTCTTTGGCATCGGCGGCGGGTTTCCAAGCAGCTTTGGTGTAGGTCACATTGCCTTCGTCATCGAATTTGGCGTTGGGATAGCACAGCACCCTGCCGGAAGGAAGACTGTACCAGAGCATCTGGCCGTCAAACATGTAGGTAACCCGACCCGCGCTAAATTCATGGTTTTTATTTCGCATGGCGCGCATGTAGGCGCCCTCCAAGGCGCTGCCGTGCTGCATGGCCCAAGGGTTTGCCCTACGCCAGCCGTCCACGGCGCGCTGGACTTCTGCGCCGGACAGGTGTATGCCGTAGGCCCGACCGAACACCTCAAAGGCGCCAGCCCCACCCAGAAAGCCAAGGGCCAACTCTTGCACCTTGCCGACTTGGCGCTGATCGCCGGACACCTCGGCGTAAGGTACACGAAAGGTGGCCGTGGCATTGACTTTGTACGGGTCAAGGCCCGAGCGGAACACGTCCAGTTTGGCCTCGCCGGCAGCGCACTTGGACAGCCACGGATGCACGCGGCCTTCGATGGCCGACCAGTCGTAGGCGATCAGGACATGCCCAGGCTTGGCGATCAGTGAGGGCCGGAGCATTCCCTTGAGAACATCCGTAATGCGTCTTCCAAATCTTGGTGTGATTGTGTGTCCGCGCACCATAGCGTTGCGTACTTCATCAGGGTCTTTGGCGCATTTGCGGGTAAAGTTGTGAACCTGTGCGCCATAGCTTGATGCACGTCCGGTGGCAGACCCTCCAGCAAAAACGAAAGCGCCTCGGACTCGGTGATCCTCCTCATCGGCAAGCTGTTCAAGGCGACTGAATTTCGCAACCGAAGACGCCCAGAGGTCGTCCGCGCATTGAATAACGTCCGCAACATGGGCCGGAATCTCATCGTGGTTCTCCATCGCAAGCAAGTTAGCCCGCACAGTTTTGTCGATTGAATACTTCTCGCCAGTCCACATCAGCTTCTTGGCCTCTGGGCCTACGCGCTCCAGCACCCACTCGCGCATCTTAGGCGAGCGCACGCTGGTGATCTGGCCCTCGGTCACCTCGGCCACGATCTGCTGGATTTCTTCTGTCTCAGCGGCGGCAAAGCGCACGGCAGCGGCGCACAGCGGGGCGTCCACCAGCACGCCACGGTCGTTGATGCGCTCGTTGACGTGGTAGTCAGACAGTTCTTGATCGGACAGTGGCCGCATGGCTTGGCTGATAGCACGCATGGCGCGCACGTCCTGTTCGCAGTACGCCACCATCTCGGCCATAAGGGCGGCGTCCTCACGGAACGGCGGCACGCACAGCAGCCGGATCAACTGACTTCCACGATGGTCTTTCTTCATGCTGGCGCCAGCGAACCGGCCAGCGTCCTCAAGCGAGCCAGGCGCACAGTTGGCTCTGGCCTGCGAGGCGGTGCAATAGAACTGTTCCAGCTTGAAGTTGATCTGCAAGACATACCAGAAGATCAAGCGCTCAAAGGCCGCGTTGTGGGCGTAGATCAGGCCGGCGTAGTCTTTGACTTTAGACGGGAACGGCTGGCTGGGTAGCCAAGTCTGCACCTCGCCCTCGTCAAAGGCGTAGGACATGCACAGCACCTCGGTCGATGCGTGTTGGGCGTAGTTGTAGACGCCGTGCTTTTTAAGGTCACAGTGGCTGCGGGTTTCGAAGTCTAGGTAGAGCATTTTCCAATGCCCACTCTTGCGAATGGGCATCAGGAAAGGCTTACGCTGCGCGGCGGCGGCGTCCGGCTGCTGGTGCTGGCGCTTCTTCAGCGGGTGCAGCTTCAGCATCTGCGGGCATTTCATCCGCATCCATACCAACCCACTCGACCACGCTGAAGACCGGCGTGTAAATCTTGCCGTATGACTTGTGCGCGTAGTGGTCTTTCTTCAGCTTGATGATAGCCACCGGCTTGGTCTGATCCTTCTCGACTTGCTCGGCCAGGGCGACTGCCAAGGCTTGCACGGCGCGCTTACCGCCTACGCTTGTGGTAGTGAACCGCGCTTCCATGCCGGCGTCTTCGCCGGTCAAGCATTTCAGCGACATGCCGACTTGCGTCTCCCAGCCCTTCTTAGCGCCAAGTGGTGCAATGTCAAGTTCCGGCAGTGGCTGGCTAACGCTTGCCATCTTCTCGCCCAACACTTCACCATCACCCCAAGCAATAAAGCCGTGGACAAACGAGAAAGGATTGACGGCCCAAGTCGCTTCGTCTTCGACTTCGGTCTGATCAGCGCCGAACACCCAATGGCCGGTCTTGTCCATCTTGAGGATGACAACGCCGGCTGGGCCAACATCGGCTTGGATCGAACGCAGGGAAGTAGCGAGGGAGGAGACTGCTGGAAGGCCAGCGGATTTGAAAACTGTCAGTGACATGATTTTACCTTTACATTAATTTAGTGTGACCAAGTGACTGCTTTAACAGCCCACATTTGCGCGGTTTGCGCTTCAGTAATTGCGAGGCTCAACATACGTTTTACCTCGGGATTTTCAGTAGCGCTGCGGCGCTCGTTGAGGTCATCAACAATTGCAGCAAAGTAGCTTTTGATAACGTCTACATCTGAGCGATTGCTCGGATTAAAAGACACGCCGCAAGCCTTTTCGCCAAATGTCATTTCACGATTTTCCATTTACCTTTACCTTTACATTAATTTAGAAAGAGCGGCGTTTAACTGCTGCCCGATAAGTACAACTGCTGGCCGAGGATCGCTCTCCGGTGCAATTGTGTTACCCGAACTGATCGCTACTGTCAGCCCGTCAGGCAGCTTGAGTTTCTGCGCTTTAAGCAGCTTCTCGGCAGCAGCCGGACT